CATATCTCGATTGGCCGCACCTACGCCGAGCATCTTGCTCGCTCTCTCATCGAGACGAAGGAAACCCTTGGTGCTAACATCCTCAACCGTGCGTTCACGGCTGGTTATGTTGGCGGCGACGGCGTGACGCTTGTTAACACGGCTCACCCTATTGCCAACGGTCAGACCTTCTCTAACCAGCTTTCCACGTCGGCTGCACTCTCGCAGACCTCGTTGGAGCAGATTCTCATTCAGATTCGTCAGGCTGTTGACAACAACGGCAAGAAGATTCGTCTTGAGCCTAAGAAGCTGGTTGTGTCTCCTTCAAACTTCTTCCAGTCGGAAGTCCTCTTGAAGTCGGCACTCCGCACGGGGACCAACAACAACGACATTAACCCGTTGACCACAACGGGCGTATTGTCGGGTGGTCAGGCCAACCTGTCGCGTCTTACCTCAAACACCGCATGGTGGGTTGAGACTGATGCTCCAGAAGGCTTGAAGCTCCTTATGCGTCGTCCGCTTGAAAAGAGCATGGAAGGCGACTTTGAGACTGACTCAATGCGCTACAAGGCCACGGAGCGTTATATATTCGGGTGGACGGACCCGCGTGGTGTCTACGGCACAACGGGTCTTTGAGCAATATCAATCACTTAGCGTGATTTGACAATCTCCGGGGAGGATATTAGGATACAAACCTAATCTTCCCCGGAGGCACTTATGAACACCTGCAAAATTGACGGATGTAAGCGTCATCACAAAGCACAAGGATACTGTGCAACGCATTATGCTCAATTTAGACGTGGTGCTTCAGTTACAAAGCAAATCAAAACACGCGATCATTCACAATTTGAATGTTGCACTGAAGATGGATGCAATAATCCGGTAAAAGCCAAGGGATTATGTGCTGCCCATTATCAACGACTCCTTCGTCATGGTCATACAATGTACCGTGACCGTAAGAAGCCAGCAAAGTTTTGCTCAGTTTCAACGTGCGACAATCATTTATATGCCAATGGTATATGTCACTCCCATTACCTAAAAAGTCGTAAATGGATGGAGCTTGGTTTAACGCTTGATGGTTATATTAAAATGAATGATGACCAATCTGGCGTTTGCGCTATTTGCTCAAAACCTGAAATTTCACCAAACCCATTATCTGGAAAAATAAAAGACCTTGCTGTCGATCATAATCATAAAACTAATAAAATTCGTGGCCTTCTTTGCAATAAATGCAATCGTGGAATTGGTTTGTTGTGCGATGATCCTACCCTTCTCCAATCTGCCATTGATTACCTGAGGAAGCATGATAGTGGGGCTAGTAATCAATCTTAAAATCGTGCATTATATCCAAATCTGAAACGGTCAAGCTTTTCAAGGAGAAGACCAATGGGACAACAAAGTGATGATCTCTGGATGGGTACTGCTACAGGCCCACAGACAAGTAGCTGGGCAAGCTCCGGCAACCCCGGCGTAATCGGTCAGGGCGTAGGCCCACTAGGCCGCACATACGTTTTTGATATTGTGCCAGCTGCACTTTCTGCTACAGCAGTTTGCGCTGCACAGGCTGTCGCCGCTGCTGGAAATGCCACAATCAATGGCACATTGGCCACAAACGGCGTAGCAACATTTGACTATGCTCGCGCTTTTTCAATTGTTACGTCAAATGCTGCAAACACAACGGAAACCGTTACAATTACTGGTACTGACTATTATGGCCAGACCCAGACGCAGACATTGACGTGCAATGGTACATCAACCGTAACCAGCACTAAAACCTTTAAAACCATTACTCAGGTTGCTGTTTCAGCTGCTTTGACTGGCAACTTGTCAGTTGGTTCAGCTGACGTGTTTGGTTTGCCATATGCTGTTACGGACGCTGGTTATCTGCTCCGCACAGGGTGGAACAATGCCGTTGCCGATAATGCTGGTACTTTTGTTGCTGCTGTTTCAACAACTCCATCAGCAACAACTGGCGATGTACGCGGTACATTCCTTCCAGCAAGCACCGCAGCAAACGGCGCTCGCCGCCTTGTGATTGCTATTGGCATGACAGCTATTCAGGCTGGTCCAACAGCTACAAAGGCTGGCGCTATTGGTGTCACTCCTGCTTAATTAAGATGGGGGGAGCATAGTCTCCCCCTTCCTTCACATGGAGAGAGCTAATGGCTGATGCAGTAACTACACAGACGCTCCTTGATGGGGATCGTCTTGTCATTCAAAAGTTTACCAACATTTCTGATGGCACGGGTGAAACCGCTGTCAACAAGGTGATTGTTGCCAACCTTGCCGTAAACCAGTTTGGGGCAGCTTGCACAGGCGTAAAGATTAACCGCATTTGGGCAAACACTCATGGCATGGAAGTCCGTATCCTTTGGGATGCGACTACAGATGTTTTTTGCTGGATGATTCCGCAGAACAATATGTATGACATGGAGTTCAGCTCCTTTGGCGGTATGACCAATAACGCTGGCGCTGGTAAAACTGGCAATATAGCTTTTACTACGACAGATGCCTCTGCCGGAGATATGTACACCATCATCCTTGAGTGTATTAAAACTTACGGATAATTAGCATGGCAAAGACCCCAGCGTGGCAACGAGCTGAAGGCAAAAACCCCAAGGGCGGGTTGAATGCCAAAGGCCGTGCGTCTGCTAAGGCCCAAGGCATGAATTTGAAACCTCCGGCCCCTAGTCCTAAGACCAAAAAGGATGAGGGCCGGAAGGCGTCTTTCTGTGCTAGGATGACAGGTATGAAGAAGAAACTGACATCTTCTAAAACTGCCAATGATCCAAATAGTCGTATTAATAAGTCTCTTAGAGCTTGGAGTTGCTGACATGGACGGTTTTAAGAAGTCTGCTAAAATGTCTTATGTGGGCCACTATATTTGCGGCGGCAAGGTTATGAAAAAAGCCAAGGGCGGTATTGCCCGTGGTGAAGAGCCAATGGTTGAGCAGGAAGATATAGATTATGTTAGCCGCCAATCTGAAAAATCAAAAAAAGATATGGGCCTTCCTGTAAGTGTTTACACAAAAGGTAAATACGATTCTGAAGCATCAAAAGAGATGATGAAGAATAATAGAAAAGAAGGCACAAGCCAGCGTTTAGAAGATTTTATTAAAAAGCAAAAAGAAGACAGCAAGCGCATAGGGTATGACCTCAAAGTAGCTCCGTCAAAAAAATCTTACAAAGCACTAGGTGAAGAAGCTAAGGAGATGAAAAATGGTGGCATGGCTAAACCATTTTGGGAAACCAAAAACCCAAAGAAGGAAAGCAAGAAGCTAACTCCTTCTCAAAAGACTGCCGCTAAGGCCAGAGCTAAAAAAGCTGGTCGTCCATATCCAAACCTAGTTGATAACGCAGCTGCTGCAAGGAGAGTAAAATGAACGGTTTCAAACCTAACGCTAAAATGGGCAATACTGGCCATTATGCTCATGGCGGTGCGGTTATGAAGAAGGCCAAGGGTGGAGTTGCCCGTGGTGAAGGAACAGATGATGAAGAGTCTGGTACTCTGCGCATGGAAAAAATGCCAAGTGGCGCTCAGCAATATATCCGTGGTTCTACTAGACCAGAAAAAGAAGAAACGGCAGCAAAATACACAAAATATCAAATAAAGAAATCAAATGATGAAGGGTCTGATGATTTTGAGGCTTTTTTAAAAAATATGAAAAAAACAGATAAGCTAATAGACGCTCGTATGGACAATAGTGACGCTTATACCAAAGAAATAAGAGAAAAATACGGCTATAAAACAGGAGGTAAAATTATGAAAAAAGCTAATGGTGGTGCAATGAATGCTAAGAGAATAGCTAATCCAAATATGCCTCGTAAGCCAATGGTTTCTATGCCAAGACCTAAAGGCGGCGGCATGATGGGTGGTCCTATAAAGCCTAAAGGTGGCATGGCTATGGGATATGCCGAGGGCGGTATGCCAATGGTTATGAAGGGTGGAAAAAAAGTTCCTTCTTTTGCAGCCGACGGCAAGGGTAAAATGTCTAAAGGCGGCATGGCAAAAGGCAAGAAATAATGACAACCAGCGGTACGGTTTCTCAAACGGTATTCAACACCAACAACATTCTGGACCAAGCGTTCAGGCGTTGCAAGGTTGCACCTGAAATCGTAACATCTGAAATGCAGCA